AATATGTCAGGGTCAAGTTCACTTGGGTCAAAGAAGCCTTTCAACTTTGATCCCTCGCGTTCTACCCCATCCTTCGTATAGGTATCTTTACCAACCGATATACCAACCGTCAATCCGATTAACGAGTTGATATCGCTAGGGTTATCAGGGGTTGGGTGTCCACCGAATGTAAGCAGCGCCTTTAGTTGCTCCCTTCCAATGCGAGTAGCTGGCTTGGAAGACGGCACGTTTACGTTAAGCCAGCCTCGTAATGATCCGCCCCCCTTAGTGTCCGTCATACTTATCTGGACAGCGTCACCACCATTCTTAGTTCCTCTTAATTCAGCGTCCTTAACCTCCACGACATAGCGTCCCGGCATTAGGATAGGCGCGGCGGTTGAAACGTCTACTTCGGATAGACTTAGTTCCTTAAAATTAAAAGCCATTAGCTTTTCTCCTTAACAGTTGTGGTTACATTCATGGTTTCTTTGAACTCCTTGTCAGTCATGTCAAGACGTTTAAGGAGTTCTACAACGTTGCCGGTCTGCTCAACAGGCTTCAGTCGTCTGCTTTCGTCTCTGACTTTCCCATGCCACCCCTTCACTTCGTCTGTGATTGTGTAGCGCAGAACTTTTTGCTTCCCATCTTTCTCGTCGGTAACCCTGACACCGCAAAACACGCAGTCAAAGATGCCGGGAAGCTGTTGTGTGGTTTGCTTACCAGCAACCATTGGCCAGTAAGTTGCACCGCCGTTGTCGTCTTGGGACTCCTTGGCTAGCGCAGTCACGATAACGTGCATGTTCATATCACGTATGGCCTTACACGCGCCAATCAGTTGGGATGCGTGGTCGCCCCAAACAGCAAAGCCGTTGGGAGAGCCACTGCCAGATTGCTTTGCTTTTTCCAGTTCGTTCTTCTCCGCGCTCTTAAATGACAGGTCGGAAAGCTCGGTTAGGCTGTCAATACCAATCCAATTGTACCCCTTCTTTTTAAAGTCGTCGGTTTTCGTCCACTTAAATATGTCTACGAAGCTATACATATCCTTCTCTGGTATTGAACCATCGTTCCAAGATGTAAACGGAAGGTAATCAATCTTGGCTTGGCGGATTGAACTCAGCCCGCTCTCACCAGAAAAAATAAATCCTTTACCGTATTCCTCTTGGAAGTATTTAAGTTGGGTTGTCTTGCCCCAACCGTGGTGGCCATACAAGAGTACCTTACGTCTTGCGGTTCTATCGTCTGAAGTGTTCAACGGTGAAAAATCCATTAGCTACTCCTCGTAACTTTTACAGACACAGGCCCCGGCTTGCGAGTAAGTGCTGCAAGCAAAGGGGTTTGTTCTGTCTCGGTTAATCTCTGGAAGGAACGCTTGTCTACGCTAAGTTTCTTCCGCACATATTCCGGCACGGTGCCGGAGTGGAACAAGGCTTCGAGCTTGTCTTGATCCCAATCAAACCGTTCTTGGCGGTTGATCGTGACTATGTTGCTGCCTATTTGTTTACTCTGTTCACCAAACTCGTCGGTAAACTCAGCAACAATCCTAGCTTCTATGGTGGTTACCTTTTCTTTGGCTTCGTCAAAGATTGTTTTGGTTTCAGTGTACTCTTCGATGAGTTTCTGCATACCAGAGGAGGCGGTATCGTCCTCAAATTTGTCCCAATCAGACATGGGTTCTCCTAACAGTTATGGTTATCGTTTCCAAAAAATCGGGGAGGCATAAAATGGTGTCTCAGTCGTCGGGCTTCTCCTAACAACTGGGCTGCCTCCCCGACCCGGTGGTGGGCAATTCAGCAGTACCTATACAACAGTCTCAAATAAAAGACAACCTAATAAACTGACAAAACTTTGTCACATTTATGAGACTAGGTTGATTAGGTGTCTGGTTTGTGGGAAGAGTAAGGAGAAAGGAACCAAGGAAATGACATGGAAATTTAATGCTAAGAAATTCATTAACGATTGTGGCGGACCTAACCAGATATCGCACACGTTAGATAAGTCTCGAACAGCGCCATACCGTATGATGAATACCAGATACATGACAACCATTCACTTTGAAAAGTTAAAGAACGCATCCATACACCTTAACATTAACGATTACTTCGAACAGGATGACAACAATGACAAACCAAAAAGCAGAGCTAAAGGCGCTACTGTATAACGAAGCTATCAATGCACTAGAACGTGGCTGGACAATCATACCTCTATCTGCAAGCAACAAGAAACCCTTAGCAGAATGGAAGGAATACCAAACACGATCCACTACCTCGGAAGAAGTAGAAGATTGGTTTGAGAACGGCGCGCCAACATCGGGTGGCACAAGGGTAGAATTATTTAACCTAGCCCTAGTCACTGGCGCGATCAGTGGTGTGATTGTTTTGGACTGTGACAACGCAGAGGCAGAAGCCTATGTAAAAAGGAAGGGCTTGACCACACCAATAGCTGTCAAGACCACAAGAGGACACCACTACTACTTCGCACATCCCATGCAAGGCAAGAGATTTGCGAACAAGGTAGGCGGTACGGCTAGGGAATGGGTAGATGTCCAAGGCCTAGACCTCAGAGGAGACGGTGGGTATGTCGTCATGCCCCCGTCTATTAAGCTGAATGAAAAGAAAAACGTAACACACCAGTATACATGGGAGGTAGCTGACGCCCACGACTTCGACGACCTCGCCGACTACGTATGGCAGGGGACTCCTACCGATATTGTAGACGCAGATCAGGTGTTCAGTTTCGATACCCTTAATCTTTCAGAGATATCCGTAGCTACTGTCGAGCAATCGTTATCTGTGAGTGAGCAAACCGAAAACCGCGTTGCTATTTTGGGACGAAAATTACGTGATGGTGACGGAACTGATGGGTGGATGGTGCGGTTTTGTGGCCAGATGGTACGGAAAGGCGTTGTCGGCGATGCCCTGATACAGTCTGTAACCCACTACTACCAACAGTTTTTCGACGAACAGCATTATCGCCCCAAAGAAATACAGAAATGGCTCTTAGAAAAGATACGATCCGCACAGGATATGGATAGGCGGAATTATCCTGACGATTATGACGAAGGTGGAGCGCGTAAAGACAAGCTCGCGAAGCTAAAAGAGACAGCAGTTGTGCCACCAAGTCGTCTTGTCCCTATTTATGCCCAAGCTGTTGACGATTTAATAGCTAACCTGATGGACGAACCTTTCTGGGTTGACCCGTTAATACCCGAAGCAACAATCACACAGATTGTAGGGTTTAATGGTCACGGCAAAAGTTATTTTATGTCTGCCCTGTTGACATCACTTGCTGCTGGCAACCAAAGTTTCGGCCCTTATGAAATGGGGAAACCGGCTAAGGTATTCTATCTGGATTTTGACAACCCAAGACGTACCGCATTACGTAGGATGAAAGAGTTTAATACTACATTTGGGTACACTAATAACCGTTTTGCCCTGTGGTCTCCGACACTTATATCTCCTGAGGACGGGGGTGACATGGATTTGATGTCACAAACAGGGTTCAATCTGTTAGGTGAGTGGCTGGATGTTGTTAACCCTAACGTCCTTGTCATTGATACAATCCGAAATGCTTTCCGCGGACTTGAAGAAGCAAGCCCCACCGAATGGGCAAAGGTAAACTTGGTAGCGAAGACAGTCAGGAACAAAGGCGTGTCTGTTGTCTTAGTCCACCACAGAAACAAGCCCGGTGAAGGCGGCTTGGGTCGTGAAGCCGGGTCGACAGCACAGCTTACCGATGTAGACACCCAAGTTTTCGTCACCCAAGTCTACCAAGACAAGAGTGATGTGAAGGCTAAGGCTGGCTTATTCAACGACGACCTATACGTACACACGTCTGACGGCAGGGAGTTTACTCCGTATAAATATCTTGAAGCCCAAGCAGGAAACGACAGCAGAATTATGATGGTCACGCAAATAAGTTTCGGGAAGGTGCGGCAGCAGACAGAGTTACACCAGACACATTACATCGGATGGTGTGAAAACCTTCTCAGTGGAGAGAAGTTCATTGTCTCTACGAAATCCAAGAAGCAACAAGCTATACACATCTCCAAGACACAAGGTCTTAACGCATCCGAGATCAGTAGACAGATGCGAGTACCGCAATATGAGGTACGAAGGTGGTTGGGATTGGAAAACTGTTAACGTACTACTAACTAAAAGAGAGTAACCCGAAGGGTTACTTCTCTTGGTTAGTCTTAGGTTATGTTAACACGTTAACAGTTACCGTCTCCCGAGAACTACCCCTGTCAAGTGTCCCTGTCAATTAAAAACTGAAGACAAACCACGCCAGTGCCTACCGGCACTGACGTTTTGTTGCATGTTTCTAATAACTTGGGTATAAACTGACAAAACTTTGTCACGAAAGGAACAAGGCTGCATGGGAAAGCCGGTTGTCGTCACACCATGTGACATAGAATACCTAACTGACGCACTGAAAGACGAGCTACCGTATACTCAGATGGCTAGGCGTCTCGGCATATGTGTAGACACAGTCAAAAGAATATTACAACGCGAAGGCCTACGGGATTTTGATGGAGCCAAGTATGTTGTCGCCTTATCCAGCGCACGTAATGTCAAGATGTGGGAGCGCCCCTGCATAAGATGCAGAGACGAACAGCCCCGTCCAAAGTGGCAGTTCATGTGCAAGAAATGTACTGAATACAACGAACAACACGGCACTGTCCTCGGAGATGATTGGTAATGGCACTCAAACCACGCGGAGCTAAAGGTAAGGGTGACAACTACGAACGTGAACTCGCTGGCTACTTCAATGAAAAACTTTTCGGCGGGCAGCCTGTTGTTTACCGAGCGCCCCTGTCTGGAGGCGGACGAAACTTGATGGGCGGAGGGCAGGCAGACCTGACAGGCACCCCGAACATGTGGATAGAAGCCAAACGCACAGAGAAGTTTCGTGTCCACGAGGCTCTGTCTCAAGCGGAGCGGGGCATAAAGAACTCGTCGTCCCCGGACATCCCCGTTATAATCAACCGACGCAACCAGATGAAGACAGGCGAAAGCGTCGTCGTCATGCGGCTGGACGATTGGCTAAACATGTACAGGAAAGTTATAAATGGGGACGACACCCCTCCCTCCACACAAGTAAGCTCACCCATCCTAGAAGGAGATTAAGATGCAAGGCCTAGACACCCGTAGCTATAGTAGTTCTGTCTGTAAAAGCCCCAGCAACTGTAAGGGTAATTGTCAATGCGGTGCTAACCAACCCCACATGAAACACAAAGTTATTAACGCTAGAACCATGAGAGGCAAGCGAACGCAGCCGGGGGCGACAAGCAAGACAACAAGTATCCCCATCGGGAAACCGTCTATGGATAATTACACAAGGGGTTGAGCAGATGGCGAAAGAGGAAGCTTACAAATATACCCCTGCTCCACCCTCAGTAGACGGGGTTAACCAAGGTGTCCGTCTCCTACAAAGACGAGTGTATCAGTACAACGGGTTCGCGAGTGGACAGGCTGCCAAGGAAGGTAACTACAGCAGGTATCCTACAAAAGCATGGCGCTCAATGCAGA